TCTAATTATAACGCGACATCCTCGTATTTGGTACCATAGACCCAGAAGAATAGGTCTTTTCCAGGAGGAGGTGGCACTTCTCCCCTGACCACCCTATTAGCGGACATTTGCGCAAACCCAACCTTAGATCCTGGCGATACCCAAGGTTTGTTCAGTTTCCACTCATTCTCAAAATGGCTCGCATAATCGCCTGCAAGCGCTGAAATTTGGTTAGGATCAAGACCCTTACCCATGTGGAGTTCACGATCCTCCGCGATAAGGGATAACATGAGCGTTCTGAATAATGGATTAAAAGCACAGTTGTTCGCTCGGCAAAGCGTTCGGTAAGTTACGACATATTTATATTCCCCATCCTCAAACTCATTCATATTCACGTCGTCTTCTGTGGATGTGATAGCTTGAAGTGCACGCGCTACAGGGTAGATACCGCCGGGGTAATGTAAGACATGAATCTTTTGGCAGAATGACAATGATCCGTACCTGTAGTATTGTTTTGTTTTGTTGCCCTCGAATCCCAGCTCCGCAGTACATTTCTCGAATGCCTCCGGAGTCACACCTGGTCCACCCATGACTGCGTCATCACCTTGAACAATCTGGGTTACAACCTCCTGATAATAGCCAGCCTCCTCCCCATACCACTGGGTAACAAGGTTAACTAAGCTGTCTACTATATTCGTATCAATACGTCCCGATGCCATACTGATTGGTCCCTCACCCAATATCTTTGTGGGTGTAATACACGTTGTGTGGAAGATTTCGGAGTTGGTTATTGCCAGCCAAATCCTAGCCGCTCTGGGTGTCATCCACTTTGCGACGACTTGACAAACTTCCCATTCCAACCATGGCGGCATACTCTGATCATAATGTGAGAAGTCTGTTGATAGCGGTGGTATACCTAGTCTATCGCAGGTTTCCAGAATATTTTGACAGTTCTTGTCGATGCGCTCAGGAGTAGTAAGCGCTGTAAATATCCGTGTTCCGTCTTTTGCAATTAAGTAATTTATACAGACATCAATTAACTTGTTGACAATGTCCTTGCCAAGGACAGTGTTGCGTTTATCAAGGGCGTTGACGACACGGAGTTTTGACATCAAATGTCCTCGGTACACATTTGAGCCATCTGGCTTTGGTTTATAGCCATTCGATACATTTGTCCTGATGAATGTGGTTGCCACGAAGTGTATGATACCTTGTCTGTAATCCGTAGCTTCCATCATGCGTGCCCACCAAGACTTGCACCATTCTGTTGTATAGAATTCAACTAACTTCTGGAAGACGCTGACTTTGTCGGTCCAAATTGAGTGGAACCATCCGCGTACCCAGGATGGAAATCCGGAGTTAGTCGATCCATCCAACGGGGAGTTTGATTTCTTATCTGGCTGTAGGCCCGCTTTCCATCCATCTGGACCCACATCGATAACGCCAGCCGGAACGGCATTCAGAAGCCTCTCTTCTGCTCTATCAAGCGCTGCTCTGTTTAGAGTTGGCTGAGGCGGTTTATCTGACCATATGGCTTCTGATTGGTCATTGACCCATCCTGAGGAGGCATTTGGGAAACTTCCCCTAGGTCCCAATTTCTCTGCCTGGCTTTCCTCAACATCGCGAAAATCATCTATGAAACTACTAACACGATGAAAATCGTCTTTAATCCGTTCCTGAGCACTAGCCACCCAGCCGGTTATCATCTTATGAATTTGAGCGTAGCTCAAATTATGAAAGAAAGGTGATCTGTGCTCGTCGTAATTACCTCTTTCGAGTCTGACAAATGACCGGGTCAAGCGTTTCCGCCACCCTACCACAGCCTTAATAGTTGAGACTTTGATCAACTTAGCTACGCGGGGCATGACTCGAGTTACGACCGCTAATGCCTCTTTCTCGCTCTTAAAAGTCTTATCATCCTTTTGATTCCCCTCATGATCCTTGAGGACCGCAGATGAACGATTAACCTTGCCCTTGAGCTCTACGGGCGAAGTATCATGCTTCAGGCCTTCCGACCTATTCGCAGCCTTCCGCTGTCGATTCGACCTTTTCTTTTCATCCAGAGCGCGCGAACGTCTGGCGACCTTTCGTAGGTGTAAAGCCTTTTGCTGTTGTTGCTTTCTCTTTACACTCTCCATAGTCTAAC